TCGGCACTGTTGAGAATGGGAACGATTTTCAGTTTTTCCGAGAACATTTTAAACCTTCTTTCATTTTTTATTTGTAATACTCCGGGGTTTCCCCCGGAGAGTTAATTACGCCCTTGCATCGAGGGTAATGAAATGTGACAGAGTATTGCTTCCCTTATGAGGGGTAAGCGGAGTTGCACGCCATGGCTGACCGTCGAGACGAAGGACGAACCGGAGAACGGTTTCATCGTTGACGAATTTCACGTGAATTGAAACATCGCTCTGCATACCGCCTTTTTCTGCGACAATGTACCCATCCTTGAAATTTCCAAGAATGATGTCACCCTTGTCTCCGAGTGTCGAACACTGCTCAATCGCGTACGCCGGTCTGCCAAGAATGGTATTGTACGGAGCGTTGTTAAGTCCGCCAGCAGGCATAAACACCGGAACCCCGGCAGTTCCTGCGGCAATGGTCATCGTGAACAGTTGCGGTTCGATGTCCTGATTGTAGTACCATGCGTAGTTTGCAGTCTGAGCCGCAAACCGACGTGAGTACATTTTGATAATGTTTTCGGCAAGAATGGTGTCCGCACCTTGTCCGATTTCCTTTGCAACTGAAACAAGGCACCCGGCATTCATTATGCCAAGCATATTGTTTGCGCCGGTCCCGTTGATCAGATCGCCCTGAACTTTAAAGTCAAAAGCTGATCCGAAAGCATTGGAAATCCTTGACTCCATAGCGGCAACGTCCATCCGCAGCTCGTCGGTAAGGTACACAAGCCCGATATACTTTTTCAGCTTCAGTTCGACCTGACGGAACTTCGGTTTCGATGCCGTTTTTTCGTCGGCTTCGTCGTTGTTATAAATGGTGATCCCGCCGAAGGTGTTCGACGCCCTGCTCGTTTCGTCGTACCCGTTGATCGTTATTGAATTCGAGTTCGCAGAGATAGGCATCTTTTCGCACTTGCCAAGAATAAGGCTGTTGTCGAAAAGGTTTTCTGTCAGCTTGTCTGCATAATCTTTTTGCAGCAAGTACCCGCCATCACTCGGAACGGTTTCACTCATTCCGGTAGCCGCATTGTGCAGACGAGGATCGAAGGCACCGCCAGGACGACTGGCGTTAATCATGGCAGCGATATTCTCGCCCATCGTGCCGAACTTGTCTTTCGACCTGCTGTCGGGCCACACATCAACCCGCTCTGTTTTTTTCGGTACGGTAACAGCTTCGCCGGGTTTTTCTATGGAATCGCGCATACGTTCCTGACGTTCCATCGTTTTGACGATGTTCTGATATTCCTGAACGGTGTCAAGAATTTCATTTTTCAGGGCAAGCTCTGCGCTCGTCGGTTCGCGGTTTTCGTTGACACACTGCGCGTCAATATCTGCTGATTTTTTCATGAGGGCTTTGATGTCCTCTTTGTACTGCGATACGGTTTTCATATCCGTTCTCCTTATGAGTTTGTTGGGGCGACCATTTCGGCCCGTGTTAATAGTTCCGCTGTCCTATCTTTTTTTTGCGGCTTTTCACCAGCATCTCGCTGATCGGCACCGTCGTCACTTTGTGCATCTCGCACATCCTGAGTTCCGGGTTCACTCCGGGCATCTCGCTCGTCGTGAAAAACCTTTGCCACAATATTTTTGGCTTGATTTCGAGAGTACCCTACATCTCGCAGGTTCTTCTCAAGATCTCGCTCGTTAAGTTCTTTTTCATCTGCTGCCGATACGCTTCCTACTGGTCGCAGTTTGTCAGGCACGTTATTGTAAATAGAAAGGTCGTGCTTTCCGTCTACCGTCTCACCGTCATACTTGCGGTCAATCAGTCCGACATCAAGCGCCTGCTGCGCGTCGAACCACGTTTCGGCATCCATGTATGCAAGAAATTCCTCTTTTGTTTTCCCGGTTTTCTTTGCGTAATCATTCGCTATTGACTCGTTTATTTTTTCGTGTAAACCAACTTCTTTTGTCATATCTTCAATGAGTTTTTCCAACGACAGCTTGTTGAAATACCCGAAAACATCGATAAAACTGAGAGCGTTATGAATCATCATAAACCCACCGTCAACCATCTCGATCTCATCTGCACCCATTACAAGAAAGGAGGCTGCAGAAGCTGCAATCCCGTCAATATGGGCGATTACTTTTGATGAGTGCTGCATGATAGCGGTCTTGATTGCCCGTGCTGCAAAAATATCACCGCCGCCGGAGTCAACACGGAGGTGAATGGTTTTTGCTTTGATGTCATTAAGCTCTTTCACGAATTCAAGATGATCTACACCAAACCATCCGCCGATGTCTCCGTACAAATAAATAGTTGCTTCATCGTCCTTGTTTTTGATGTCAACTTTTTTATCAACCCTGCGTGTCGCCATTTTACGTACTGTAATCATGGTAGTTCCTTTTTAATTTATACTTTCCAACAAATTATTAATCTCTTCACTCATATTACCGTCCTGATCTTTTTCTTTTTTCACAGGATATCCATTTGCGTTTCCTTGATTTTTGCTAAGATAGTCGCTGAATTTACTTAGCGGTATATTGCCAGTAGGTGCCCACAATTCATCGGCCAGTGGATCATCACTTGGGTTCATATCCTCTTTTTCCCGCGCTTCATTCGGGGTCATCATGGTATTGCCGATCATTATTTTATAAAATTCAGCACGCTCTTTTGAATTCGCCCTGAGTAATCCCTCTAAAACGTGTTTAAAATATAAGCCAGATTCATATTGTTTTTTACTTAACAGTTGAGTATCATATATCTGTTCAAGATGGATTGCCCACGGAAGAATTGTGTCAATTACATAAGATGCGTTCTCAGCTTCGATATTATTGAAAGATGACTTCGACATATCCTTCAATTTGTGTGGTGGAATATTAAACCATCGCGCAATATCGGTAATGTGATGCTGTTTTGACTCCAAAAACTGCGAATCTTCAGGGGAAAATCCGAGCTTTTCAATCTTCATAGCCTCTTCAAGTAGCATTAACCGGTGCGAATTGCCTAATCCGCTATATGATTCTGTAAGGGAACGTTTCAGGTTATCATGTGCCTGTGCAGACATGGCCGGTCCCGGATGCGATACAATTACTCCCGGATGCGTCCCCTTACCGAAATAGTTTGAAGAGAATGTCTCCATTGCCATTCCCCACCCGATATTGTTTCTCGCCATCGCAATAGGGGAATATCCGATTAAACCATCGAATCCGAAGCCTGGAATGTGAAGTATTTTGTCTCTTTTTAGCGGAATTTTTTCATTCCCAACCTTTATTTCGTAAATAAGTTCTCTGTTTTCAAGTTTAACGCGGACACGATTCGGAGTAATCGGCCACAATTCGACAATATCACCTACCCCGTTCGAAATCTTTTCTGCGTACCCGTTACCCCATGTGAGGACGTGCGCCATAAGGGTTTCGCGTCCAGTCTTTGCCGTCATGAACGGGTTAAATTGCGTGTGCATCACCCTGTAAAGCGGATTTTCAGTAGCATACCGTGTTTTTCGGCCTTTGTGCTGCCGTAAATGGAGCGGGAGACTGCCGGAAGTGCTCGAAATCTGGTAAACAGCGTTCCAGACGGCGCTGTATGTCATCGCAGTGTATTCGGTAACGTTCTCACCTGCAGGGGTTTGTGATCCGAAGGCATTCCAAAATCCGGTACTCCACGCTTTCGGATCATTCAAAGCAAGATCGTTTTTAAAAAGTTTTTTGATATTTTTGAAAATATTCATCGGCATGTTTGCTGTTAAATTGCACGATCATGATGTCAATTTAATAACAAACATATCATATTAATAAATAACAACCTATAAAATACCGATTATACGTAAAAATAGTGTGAAAAGTAAAGAAATTAAGTGAAATTCAAGGAAAAATTAAGAAAATAATTGAAAATAATTGAAATATTTTTAAGAAATATGTTGAAAATTATTATTTTTGTTGTTATATTTGTTGTTAGTAATAGAGGAGAGATAAAAATGATAAAAAACCTAAAACTTGAATGCTTCGTTGATGATCTTGAACTCCATGCAAAAATCAGATCGTCGGTAAGATTGTACAGGGCAGCCATGAGAGCGGCATATTCTTTCTGCGCGATAGCTGAAACTGCCGGAGCCGAAATAGATACCAGTTCCGATAATGTAACGGTAAAACCATCCGATGAAAATTGCCGTAAAATCCTATCTGAGTGTATCGGAAACAGCGGGAAGATAAAATACTATGAAATGTATACATGGATGAAAGAATTATACCCGTCGTTAATGTGTAACTCGTACTCAAAAATACAATACACTATCGGTAAAATGATGACCATGAAAGACCAAGATATAAAGAAATGCCAGAAAAAATTTCTTGTTCTCAATGGAAAACGTGCCTTTGCATCGTTCAACCGCGCCGGAATTCCGTTAAAGGCTGGCATGGCAAAAATTGACGGGCATAAAATATTGTGCCGGTGGGATAAAGAAATCGGTGAGGTATCGTTTTCCACACAAAAGCTGGATGGGTCAACATATTTTGCATTTTCGAGCCTACGTGAAGAGCGGGACGGGTGGAAGATAAAAGATTCGTACCTTTCCTTTGATGAAGACAAAAACAAAATTATCCTTATACTATCCTATGAGCGGCCTGATACTCCGTCAAAAGTTGATCCCGACAAAGTAATGTATGTCGAGTTCACCGACGACCAGGAAAAGTTTATCACCTGCTACACCGACGACAAATGGTCAGCGCGTCCGTTTTCTGCATCTGGAATAGTTTCGTATCTCCGTGAGTGCGAATGTGTGTATAATCGATACATGAAGGAATTTCGCGGGTACATGCGCCGGGAACACAAGCAGAAAAAGCATGTCAGGGAAAAGCTCAACCGATATACGGAGCGGCGGTCGAATGCGGAGAAGAATAATAATCATCTGTGGAGCAGGCGCATAGTTGATTTCGCGCGGCAGCAATGCGCCGGGAAGCTGGTTGTGGTGAACATTCCTGAAAAAACATTGTTCGATTTGCCGTATGGATGGTATGACCTGAAAACTAAATTAGAGTACAAAATAAAGGAAATCGGCGGAGAAACATCATTCGTTGAAGTTGAAAAAGAGAAACAAGCGTGAGATATGATACCAATGCATTTAAAGCGGCTACCGTTTGTCGCACATGTTGGAAA